AGCAGCAGATGGAAACAACGCACAAGTTCTCGCAACAAATGGTTCTGGTACAATTAGTTTTCAATCAGTTGGTTCACTTGCTGGTTCTGGTATTCAAAATGTATCTGATGACACTTCCCCACAGTTGGGTGGTAACTTATCTACTGCTACTAATGAAATTCATATTTCTCAAACAAGTGGTGTTGGTATTAAAACTACAGGCAACCTTTCATCATCAGACCTTACATTATTAAGAGCTAGTTCAGCAAGTAGTCAAGATGGTCAATATGGTTTTGATATTAAATATATGGGTTCTCGTAGTGGTAATGCAAATTCTTTTGCACTTGAAATGCATAATCAAAATGGAACAAATGTAGAAGCAATTACAGTTTATCAAGATGGTAAGGTTGGTATTAATAAAACAGCACCGACTGCACCTCTTCATGTTGGTGGAACTTCAACATTTGATGATGTTGCAACTTTTAGTGAAGGTGCTACTGTTACTGGTGGAAGTAGTGGTGATGTTCTCTTAACTTTTGCTACAGATAGAAGTTGGCAGTTTCAACAATCAGGCGATGATGCGTCCACTAGACTTCAATTAAAGGCAAACACAGATAGTAAATCTTTTGATATCATTAGTAATGATAGTAGTACAAATTTCAGTTTCTTTACATCTAATTCTGGTACTCCTCAATTTACTCTAGGTCAAAATGCAGTAATACTTTTTGAGGGTGCAAGTGATGATGCTTACGAAACAACCTTAACTGTAACTGACCCAACTGCTGATAGGACAATCACATTACCAAACGCAACTGGTACTGTTTCTCTTGTTACAGCAACTGAAACATTAACTAATAAAACTTTAACATCACCTACTGTAACAAGTGGTCTGGCACTTAGTAACTCTGATATTACTGGTGTTAACTCTTTATATTTTAATGACCCTGGCTCTGGTGAAGGTCTAAGATGGAACGGTGGTAATATGAAATTGTTTGAGTCACCAGACAATTTATCAAACGCTGCTGGTAATTTGCAAGTTACATATAATGATGCTCGTAGATTTACAGTTTCTAATAGTGGTGCAGAAGTTGTTGGTACTTTAACCACTAGTGGTGGAATCACATTTAGTGATGGAACAACGCAAACATCTGCTGGTGCGTCAACTGGATTTTCAATTGCAATGGCTACTGCACTTGGATAATATAAATATAACAAAGGAAAATTAATATGGCAGTACCAACTTCAAAATCTACATTTAAAGAATATTGTCTTAGACAATTGGGTAAACCAGTTATTGATATTAATGTTGATGAAGACCAAATAGACGATAGAATAGATGAAGCACTTCAATACTTTTCACAATATCATTATGATGGTGTTGAAAGGGTATATCTAAAACACGCAATCACACAAGCAGAAATAGACAGAGCAAAAACAAATACGTCTGCAACTGCGACTGATAAAGTGGATAGTAGTATTACTGCGTCTTGGTCAGAAGGTAAGGGTTTTATTCCAGTACCAGATAGTGTTTTATCTGTAGTAAAAGTATTTGATTTCTCTGATAAGAATACAACTAATATGTTTGATATTCGATATCAGTTAAGACTAAATGACCTATATGATTTTAGTAGTGAATCTATTCTTCACTACGAAATGACAATGCAACATTTAGATTTCTTAGACCACATTCTTGTGGGTGAAAAACCTATTCGTTTTAACCAACACCAAAACAGATTGTATATAGATATGGATTGGTCAAACGATATGGAAGCAGGAGAGTTTTTAGTAATTGAGTGTTACAGAAAACTTAATCCAGATACATACACAGATATCTATGATGACATATATCTAAAAAGATATGCAACTGCTCTTATCAAAAGACAATGGGGTGCAAACCTATCTAAATTTGAAGGTGTTCAAATGTTAGGTGGTGTTACCTTAAACGGTGCAAAACTTTTTGAGGAGGCACAGGCAGACATAGAAAAGTTAGAAGAACAAATTCAACTTGCATATGAACTCCCAATTAATTATATGATAGGATAATTTGATGCCAACAAATGTGTATTTCGATACTGGGACTAGGACGGAACAACATCTCTATGAAGATTTAATGATTGAACAATTAAAGATTTATGGACAAGATGTTTTTTATATTCCCAGAACTTTAGTCAAAGAAGATGAACTCTTTGGTGAGGATACTTTGTCTAAATTCGGCGATGCATATCTTATCGAAATGTATTTTGAAAATGTAGAGGGATATGAGGGTGAGAAAGAAATCATGTCCAAGTTTGGACTACAGATGAATGATGATGCAACCTTTGTAGTTTCAAGAAGAAGATTTGAACAATTAGTATCTCATGACTCAAACTTAATAGTAAAAACCAGACCGAATGAAGGCGACTTAGTTTACTTTCCAAAAGTAAAGAAAATGTTTGAGATTACTTTTGTAGACCATGATGACCCATTCTATCAAGTACACAATGTTCCAGCATTTAAATTAAAGTGTAAAACCTTTGAATACTCTAGTGAAGACTTTGATACTAGTATTGCTGAGATTGATGCAATTGAGGGTGATAACTCACTTGATATGTTATCTTTCCAGTTTACAATGGAACAGACTGGAACATTTACACAAGGTTTACAACTTGAAGACAATACTGGAAATATTGATTTAGAAACTGCAACGCCTGGAAATACTGGTTCAGATAATCTTATTGGTGAATCTGAAACTGGTGGTGATGCACTCACACTAGAAACTGGTGACTATATAATACAAGAGTCTTATGTAGTTGATACTGTAGATGAAAACGCTATGAACGATTTCTTTGAAAAAGAAGATGATAATATTCTTGACTTTTCAGAGTCAAATCCATTCGGTGATATAGGGAAGAAATAATGTTAGGACAACAATTTTACCATGAAACAATGCGAAAGGTTGTAGTAGCCTTTGGTACTATTTTTAATAATATAAACATTGTAAGAACAAATAGTTCTGGTGTAGTAACACAAAGTATGAAAGTACCACTTGCATACGGGCCAAAAAATAAATTCTTGACAAGACTAAGAGAAGACCCCAACCTAAATAAAAAGGTTTCTCTTACACTACCAAGAATTGGTTTTGAGATTTCTGGTATCTCTTATGACTCCAGTAGAAAACTTAACTCAATACAAAAATTAAAAAAAGTAAATAATTCAACTGATGGAAAAACTGTTTCATCTCAGTTTATGCCTGTTCCTTATAACATGGATTTTTCTTTATTTGTTATGGCAAAGAGTTCAGATGATGCATTACAAATTGTAGAACAAATTTTACCTTTCTTCCAACCAGATTATACAATTACATTAAATGACAACACCTCAATGGGAACTACAAGAGATGTTCCTATTATTTTAAACGGCGTTTCATATGAAGATAGTTATGATGGTGATTTTACAGAAAGAAGAGTATTAATGTATACTCTTACTTTTACATCTAAGTTTTATCTATACGGCCCAGTTACAGACCAAAAAGTTATTAAGTCTGTACAAGTTGACCAATATACAGATATGCCTGTTAAAGCACCTAAGAGAGAACAAAGATATACAGTTGCACCTACACCAGCAAGTGCAGATGCAGATGATAACTTCGGATTTAATGAAGAAATATCTTTCTTCCAAGACGCAAAGAATTTTGATGAAGAAACTGGTACAGATAAAGAAGATGCATAAATAATAGAAAAGGATTAAGATATGGCAATCGACCAAATTACAACAAGCGCTATATTAGATGGAACACTTACAAGTGCTGATTTAAATTCAAGTGTTTCTCTTGGTGAAGGATTTTATCAAGGAGAAAACGGTTCAACTTCTAGTGCGTCAAAAAAAGGTGATATCTTTCGTGTGAATGAATCAACTCTAAACACTAGTGTAACTATTGCAGCTGGCGATAATGCATCATGTTCTGGGCCCTTGACTGTATCAACTTCTGGAACTGTAAATCTTACAGTCAACGGAAATCTGACGATTGTATAGGGGATAGAGAATGGGTTCAACATTAATAGTAGATAATATTCAAGGTGCAACTGCAGCTGCAAAAGTTAAGATGCCTACTGGTCATATTATTCAAACTAAACAAACAGTAAAAACTGATACATTTACTGATAACTCAACAACTGCTTTTGTGGACATTGGATTGGCAGTAACCATTTCTCCTCATTATTCAACTAGTAAAATTCTGGTTCAGTATAAAGTTGGAACAAGTGTAGTAAATGGTGCTTATGGTTGTTATTTAAGACTAGTAAGAGGAAGTACAAATATAGCTTTAGGTGATACTAGAGGTAACAGACTTAGAGCTTCAACTGCAGCTCTTTCAAACAATTCTGCTGGTGGATATAATGTATATTATCAAACCCTTGACTTTATAGATGAACCATCAACTACAAATGCTACAACTTATAAAATACAAGCAAGAGGTTGGAACACATCTGCTGGAAACTTCCATGTAAATCGAACTGATGTTGATACTAATTCAATTGACCATGCAACAACAGTATCAACAATTACAGTTATGGAGATTGCACAATGAGTACTTTATTCGTAAATAATCTTAATACTGCAAGTGGTTCAACGATTACAATTCCTACTGGCAAAACTTTAGTTGGAACTGATGAGGGAACTATTAGAACGCCTGGAGCAGTTCTTCAAGTTAAAACTGCTACAGATAGTACAGAAAGAACGTCTGCATCATCATCATTTGTAACTGCTTCAAATACATTAGCAGTAACTTTAACTCCAAAATCTACCTCAAGTAAAGTATTTGTAACTGCTAGTTTGTCATATGGAAGTCCAAGTGGTACTATTTCCTTTTTCCCAACTATTTTTAGAGGTTCAACAAATTTAGGAAATTCTACTAATGGGTTTGGAAATTTATTTAGTGGAAGTAGTTATCAATACGCTCATGCAACATTACAAGTTTTAGATGCACCATCAACAGACTCTGCAATTACCTATCAAGTCTATTTTAGAATAGGAAGTGGGTCTAATCATGGAAGAATAAACAATGGTGGCGGTGGTTCATTTTCTACGATAACAGCATTTGAGATAGCAGGGTAAGGAGTAGGACATGGCATCAACATTAAAAGTAAATACGATACAAGGTGCAACCAATACTACCACTACTGTTAAAACTAATGGTGGTACTGATGCATTAACAATTGACACTAGTGGTAGAATTTTAACTCCAGCAAGACCAGCCTTTCGTGCATTTAGAAGTTCAAATACTGGTAATGTAAACTATCAAGGTGGTAATGCAGCTGCAACTGACTTCATTTTTGATTCAGAAAGTTATGATATTGGTGGTAATTACAACACAAGTAATGGAAAGTTTACTGCTCCCATAGCAGGTCTTTATCATTTTAATGCCAATATATATGGTAGTGGTACTGAAGATGGCGCTAGTATGTGGTGTTCAGTATATATTTTCGTTAATGGTGTTCAAGCATCTAGAACAATTGAAGACCCACAAGGTGGTAATTATGGTATGCCCCAAATATCAGACAATTTACAACTTACTGCTGGTCAAGAAGTTACAATTCGTTTAGGGTCTGGTGCTGATACCTCTATTAATGTTAGTGGAAGTAGTGATGGTAGCATTACAAACTTTAGTGGGTTTTTAATAGGATAAATAAAAGAAAGAATTCTAATAGGAGAAAATAAAATGGCAACAGCTTCAGAAGCATTAAGTGAACTTGGTATTACTGAGTGGGTACTTCGTGGCGACCCTAAAACTGAAGATGAATTTAAATCAATGTTTCGCAAGGTAACTGGTGCAGACGAAAACGGTAGTGCGATTGAAACTTCTGACACTTCAAAGTGGGGTGTAACATGGAAACAAGTATCAGATAAGATGACCGCTATTGATGCAGCCGCACCAATGAAAGAACTTCGTTTACAGAGAGATGCAAAACTTGCTGAAACTGATTTTTATGCACTTGGTGATGTAACCATGTCAGATAATATGAAAACCTATCGTCAAGCACTTCGTGATTTACCAGCATCTAATGATGGTAAAAATGCAACATTGAAAGATGGGGTCTTGGAAAATGTCAAATGGCCCAGCAAACCAGCATAAACGTACTGGATAATGTTTTAGGTATTACTGATGTTGTGGAAACAACAACCTCAAATGTAACTTTACCAGAGGTAAAAGTACCAGAAGAGGTAGATAATGATTATGAATATCAACGTAGAAATTTTTATCAGTTGGTTGAAAGAGGACAAGATGCAATAGATGGTATTCTTGA